CCCGGTACTGCCACGAAATTTAGAGGTCATTTCCCCCAATGCAACAAATTTGCACCTGTCCAACAATTCTGGAAATAAATGGATATTGAATCACCTGTTATACTGACTACTCACTCAAAAACTAATACAGATTCCTGTACCCTGTTTCATGCTCTCACTGTACCACTGTCTCAATACATAAACGTAACAAAATATCAATCAAAATATTATTCCATTATTCTACAAATCTACTGCCAACTTTGTCGATTCCTGCCATACGAAATTTCTTGACAAAATCACAAACTATCCTCACTCCCAAATGTCAATCAAAAATTTCAGCTAAATTCTAAATGAATATATCTCCCTAAATATCAAATTTTCAATGGCAGCTAAAATCCAAAAATTACTGCATACCCTAAACCTTGTCAACGGGGGAGGGATTTGCACTCACTAAAATAAGAACATTCATTTAACGAATTGTAGCCTATTAAATTAGTGTGTTTTAAACACTGGAATGTCATTGTAGCGGACAACATATAAAATCCAAAATAAGCATAGAATAATAGGTTTAAATGCATTTCAAAATTGGTATGTGTTAATAGTTCAATGTGTTAATAGGTATCATCCTAGAAAAGAAAATGACTAGCAGTTAAGGCTAATCATGTTATCAAAAATGCACCATATTCCAAACGGGTTAGACGTAAAATGCACCATTATTTTTATTCATAATTTCCAACAATATATTTAATCTCATTTGTTAGCAAAGTAACAACGTCACAAACTGTCCAATCTTCATCCTCTAGAGCAGTAATTAATAATTCATGTAAATCATCCTCAATATCAATAATCTCTCTAGATGAGCTTTCTATACAATCTGATGATTCCTCATCGAATACCCTTCTTTTCTTCTTCCTGCTGATCTCATCCATTCTCTTTTTCTTTTTCAAATTAATCACCCTTTACAATCAATTTTATTCCCTTGCTTTTAACGATTATTTGTTCTGACGTCCCTACCTCAAGTAATGGATTGACGTCCTTCCTCCCTATCGTTAATTCAAGATTTTGAGGAAAATTCATGTAAAATTCGTGATTTGGGTGATTCATATAAAGAGGGGAGGGGAGTTTACAATCTCTTTTTCTATGATGCTCTAAAAATTGTTTTGACAATTCATCATTTCCAAAGAAAAATAATGAAGCTCTAAAGATTTGATTTCTGTCTAGGTGTGTAGCCTGGAATAAATCATCAACATACTTTTTAAAATCTGAAGGATAGCGAACAGTAGGTCTGTAATCCAATATAATCACTCCTTTGTATTCAATATAGTATATGTCACCTGACGTCAATTAGAACAAAAGATTGATAACATAATAGAATACAAGGGAGGATAAATGGAATTTAATATTTGTTAGTGTTTATGATGTGTTTTATAACCACATTCACACTGGTGATTAAAATAATCAATTTTATGATAACCTCTAAGTTTGCAATAAATCTTTTTAAGTAATTTCATGATGTTCACCTCATAATTATTATACCAAAGTTTATTTAATTTTAGGGTAGTGTAAAGGGATATAAGAAACACCCTTACAATATGGTAAACCTTTGACACAAATATCATAAAAATAACATGATTTACATAATGATTGCATAATTCACCTCATTAATTTCTTTGTTATCCACGACAAAATTTCAGCGTAATTCACTCTTATTAAATCATCCATTTCCATTCCTAATAAAATTGATTTATTGTATTGATGGATAGCCCACTCATTAAAATCATTAGCAAGGTTTATATCGCTCGATAATAATTTATTTATAAGATCAATAGATTCATCCATTTTATACACCTCCTTACACTGTGAAAGCTCCCACTGTATACCATGTGAGAGCTAAGTTAATTTATTATTCATTTGAATTGTGGAAATTTATCCTTTATTAGCAAACTATAATTTCTCCATTCTTCATTCAGTTTAAGAATGTCAAAAGAGATACAGTATAAGTCACCTATAAAATCAGCATTTAATGAACCATCATTGCATTCAGTTTCCAGTAGATGAAGCAAGCAAATTAACTGATGTAATTTCAATTCATAACTCCTATAATCTTCATCAATGTTTTGAATAGTAAAATTTAAAATATTTGATAACAATTTACTACCGTAGGGGAGGATGAATTTATCATCATTTTTAGAACGATTAATTATTTCCTCAATTTGTTCCTTAATTCTGATGTATTCCTTTTTATATTTTCTTTCCGTATATTTTTTCTTCAATACGACACAACCTTTTCAATGATTTATTAGATAAGATAAACACATAACCAATTATGACAACTTCACTAATCAGTAAAACATTCTCGATCATTCGTTATTAACTCCTTTAGAAAAAGGGTGTTATTACACACCCCTTATAATTTTTCCAAATCTTCAATTGTAATCGATTCACTAAATGTCTTTTCTTTTGGTTTAGGTTGCAATGTGTTTTCTGTTCCTGAATTTAGCTGCCTAAACAATTTACTATTTGAAAGTGTTAAGTCGTTTGTTTCTTTTACAAGGTTTTTGTTTCCATCTGTAAGTTCTTTTAAACCATCATAAGAGTTAGTAAATAACTCCCTTAATTGTTGCAAAGCATTAGGTTTTTCTTCATCAGATACAGTACCACTTACAAATCGATTTAGAATTTCGTTATAGTCCATTTAATTTCCACCTTTATTTAAAAGTTTTCTTTGAAACATCTTTTTGATTCTTCACTTGGTTTTTGTTCGGTTTAGACTGCTTAAACAATGGTTTAAAAGTAGTCTCAAATTTAACAGGTTTAACCATTGAGTTACCTGATTTCATTCTCATTACATTTTCTCCAAATCTTCAATAGTGATTGATTCACTATATGACTTTTCTTTTGCTTCTTCCTTTTTAATACCGTAAACTTCCTCACCAACTTTTTTAAATAAATCCCTGTTTACTTTCAAACTAGCTTGATAATCTTCATTCAGCTTTTTGGAATCTTCCTGCATCTTGGTTATTGCCTCATTTCTAACTGAAAAATCTTTTCTTAAATCATCTACAATAATGCTCAATCTTCCTGCTGAAAGGTCTTTACTTCCTAATTCTTCAATAAATGAATCAAATTGTTCCTTGTTTAATAATGCCATTTTTATCAACTTCCTTTATTTTTATTTATCCTAAGTATAGCATTTTTCGACAAAAATTTCAATTATAATGTATATAATATGTGTTTGTAGACAATATAAAGTATTTTATTAATAAATGTATATAATATTGAAGTTTGTCGAATTTTAATGTATAATTAACATTATAAATAATTAAATTTGAAAGGTGATGGAAATAAATGTCAAAGAAAACAATTAGGGGTGTTTACCTTAATTTGGAAGATTCAACTTATATCGTAACGAATGGGGAACTAAATTTATTCTTTTCCAGTACATCAAGATTAGGTAAATTCTTGTTAGGATATATCGAAAATAGGGTAAAAGTTGAAAAGAAAATGAAAGGTATTATAGGTGAAACAACATTCCCGTACGAATATGTTTCAGATATTGAGTTTTATAATCAATGTGAAAATAAGGGTGCTTTTGTTTTATTAAATGGAAAGCAAATAACATTAGAGGAAATGGAAGCGTACATTCTTGATTTAGTAGCCAAAAGAAAAGAGTTAGTTTATACAGTTGTTTCAAATCCGGAAGATGTTACAGATATTAGAGAGGTAATTGAGGATGAATTTAGATGATTTAATTTCCTGTGACAAGGTATTAAACTTTGTCATGGGTGATAAAGACGGTGAATGTACTTACAAATTAAAGGAGTATGCTGTTAGAAAATTTCTAATAACTGGTGAACAATTCATCTATCTAAAAAGACACAAATCAGATTTAAAAACTTTAAACAATTATTTTGATGAAATAGCACTCACATTTCCAAATCATGAATTTAAAGTAAAAGGTCACACATTTATGATTGATGGAAATATTGCAGGATGGGCAATTCCTTTAAGTAGATGGCAAAACGAAAAATCAGTATCTTATCCATTCGTTACAACAATCATTTACGATGGATTTATTTACAAAGGTAACGTGTTCGGAAGATACCTTCCAAAAGAATCTAGTAGCCTACTAAATTTCATGGATACAGTGATTCGAACAAGGGATAATGTAACGTGTTTTTGTGTTGATTCAACTAATGAAATAGTTAACCCTTATTTTATTTACTTCAATATTGTTCCTAGTTTAAACAAAAAGATGAATGTTTATAAGGACATTGCTATTGAATTTTATGATACACAGGACACAAAGGAAATGAATTTTACAGAACAATTCATAAACAAAGATGATAATGAGCTAGATTTTTTATTTAAAATATTTGATGGAAAAGAATGGTTTGGTTGCTGGTATGATGTTATAGATCATTCCCTTTTAATCAGTCGAGATTATGTGACGAAAAGCAAACGATTTATAAATATCAAATCGTCCGATTTAACTGAAAGAATAATAGGTATTAAGAAATATCTGAAAGTGTTCAATATTGATATTATCCTAGACTTGTTTAAACAGGGGAATGTCAATTTCAGTAATGAAGATGTCAGGGATTCATTTTATAGTATTTTTAAAACAATGTTGAGGTGAAAGAAATGGTAAAGGGTAAAAAGTCAAAATTACAAAGCATGGCTGATGAAATAGCAAAGTTAGAAAGAAGTGTTAAAAGAAGGAGTAACCAATTAGAAAAAGCAGGAAAGAAAACAGAAAGACCAAAACATGCTAAACCAACAAATGTAAAAGAAGCAAAGAAAATGATTTTTGAGATGGAAAGTTATTTAAGACATACAAGCTCAAATCCTAGTGTTGTTAAGGGAGCAAAAAGAGGTAGCCAAATTAAAAAGAATCATCAGATTGAGGATGATTACAGATCAGCAAAACGATTAAGGAAGATGGCAAGCGAAGCATTTAAAAGGGAGTTTAAAAACCCTATAAATGAGGAAAGAAAAGCAAAGGGTTTAAGAGGTATTTCTTTTGAGGATTTTTCGGATCAGTTTAACATAGGTTCAAGTCCTAATAAAGTTAAAAATAAAATGGTTAAGTCTGAATGGGCAGACATGTACAAACAAGATGCTCTTTTTCTAAAGAATCATCCTCAAAATTCTGGTGAGGAGTTTGTTGAAAGCAAAATCAGTGATTATAAACGTTTTGCACTGGAACAATTAAGCAAGAGTGCAAGTGACGATGAATATGCCGATGCTATGGATTTACTTTTAAAGATGGATAATAAATCATTTTTACTTTGGTACACTGAAAACGAAAACACGTTAGAAGAATTGAAACATAAATACACAGAAGTAAATTCACATTGGGATGCTATCCAGTCACTAACAGATGGTTTGTTTGAATCATTGGGAGTAGGTGGAGATAATGAAGAAGAATAATGTATTGAATTGGAGGCTGAATGAGAGTATGAAAGATATTGTTGTTAAAATGAAGAAGCAACCTAAATTTTATAAAGCATCAGTTAAATATGGGAATGGAGCTAATTTTATCTTGAAAGTAGAAAAACATGACAAGGGTATTTTTGAATTATTTAAAAATGTTAATCTAACCTTTGATATGTTAGCGAGAAGTATGAAATTTTATTCTAGTTATAACAAGGACATGCAAGATAAATTCAATTCATCTGTTAGGGATTTGTATATATTAGACCGTATATTAAATTACATCATTACTGATATTGGTGATGTTTATATGGAAAGGGATTTTAAAATCTTTAAACATCTTAAACTTGCAAAGGTTGTGATTGTGTGAAAAACGTTGATGTGTATGAACAATTATTCAATGCTGAATTAAAGAATGAATATGTTATTAAACCGAATGGCTTTTTTACTCACTTAGGTGTTGATGTTACTAAATACGTTAACGGTTCACCAATTATGTATTATAAAGGTGAAAAAATTGGATTGAAAAAGTATCTGAAATTTAGAGAAGATAAAAACGGATGGTTTAAGAATGACGGAAAAAGCAACAAAAGAGAGAATAGAAGATTTGTAGCAGACTTTGAAACTACTGGAGAAGAGCAGAGTAAAAAAGAAGGCAAAGCCCGCATGTGGGCAGGCTGTTGCATGAATATGACAAATATAAACGAATACGTAATTACTAATAATATAGATGACTTTATGGAGAATGTAAAGCAAATAAAAAATGGTATCGTCTATTATCACAATATAAAATTCGATGGCAGCTATTTATTGAACTGGTTTAATGACAATAATATTGAATATGTAGAAGCTGATAAAGGGAGACGAAATACTTTCACTTGTCACATTGCAAATGGTTTGTATTATACCATTACATGGTTTTTGTCTGATAAAAAAGGACCAAAAAGAGGACAAGATAAAATAACCTTTATTGATTCACTTAAAATACTTCCTACTAGTGTAAAAGAATTAGGTAAATCTTTTAAGGATAGATTAGGTGGTATTGGGAAGATTGACGAGAGTCAAGAATTTTACGATGAATTTCGTTCAGTTGGTCACGAGATTACAGAACGTGAAGAAAAGTATCTTTTACAAGACTGCAGAGTGATGGCAGTTGCCTTAGATTATATGATTAATGAATTAGGGCACACAAAGCAAACAATGGCAGGAAATGCACTTGCAGACTTTGAGAAGAGATTTAATAAAGATGAAAATAATGTCATAAGTGAGTATGGTTTACCTGAATATAATTTTCTTGACCATTTTCCTAAATTGCCAATGGGTGAATTAGATGAAAATGATAATGTAGATGATAAAGGAAATGGGTGGAATACTTGGATTTTAAAAGCGTATCGGGGAGGTTACACATATACTGCACCTCGTTATAGAGGTGTAATAATTGGAAAAGGTGTTGTGTATGATGTAAATAGTTTATACCCATTTATCATGTACACAAAATTACTGCCATATGGTAGACCAATTTGGTTTGATGGTGATTACAATAAACAAAGTTTTGGGGATAGAAAAGATTATCCTTTATTCATACAAAAAGTAAAGGTTCAATTTGTTGTTAAAGATGATTATTTACCCACCATTCCTGATATGACAAAAGGTCGTAAAAATGCTGATTATCTTATGCATTCACATGGTGAACAAACTTTGTATCTAACAAATGTTGACCTTGAATTACTGAAAAAACATCATGAAATTATTGGTGATATTAAATATATTGGTGGTTATATGTTTAAAGGTAAAAGAGGAATCTTTAAAGAATATATAGAGTACTGGATGAAGGTTAAAAAAGATGCTGATAGAGATCATGATGATGCTATGAGAATGATAGCTAAATTATTTCTTAATTCCCTTTACGGAAAATTTTCTTCTAAGTGGTTTAAACCTAGTAGTTATCCAGTGTTCAGAAATGGTGTGTTAGGACACTCCAAAACAAAAGACTGGAAAGACATGACTATTGATGAACAGGATGAAGCATATAATAATCAAGTTAAATATCCTGCAATAGCTGTTTTTATTACTTCTTATGCAAGACAATTAACGATTGAATCAGCTCAAAAGAACTATGACAGATTTTGCTATGCAGATACAGATTCACTACATTTAGAAGGAATTGAACCTGCTAATGATATCAATATTGATTTAGAAAAATCTGGTGATTTGGGCTTATGGAAACAAGAAAGTATGTTTCAATGGGCAAAATTTATAAGAAGTAAAACATATATTGAAAATGTTTTTGGAAAAATGGTTTGGGATGAGAAGGAAGGAAAAGACAAATTTAAAGCTTGTAATGAGGATGAATCAACTTGTACTGAATTACATGTAACAGTAGCAGGAATGAGTAAGGAATGTCATAAACATGTTACTAAAGAAAATTTTGGTGACTATGTGGAAGGAACTGAAATGGTTAGTGGTAACAAAGGTGTTTATGCTGACAACAAAAGAACAAAAATGTATAGAGGTGGATTAGTTGTTTGCACTGGATTATATGTTTTGAGAGCAAGTGGCTCTAATTTCACACAAGCTAAAAAGGAGGTTATATAACATGGAAATGAAAGTAAATTCATACGGGTTTAACGTTCCTAAAGGTGATTATGAAAAATTGCAGGAAGAAGTAGATAAAAGAAATGAAATAAGAATGCAATCTTTAATTGAGTTTAATAAAGTTCTTGAAAGTGTTGGAATTGATACCATTGGTTTAGATGGTTATAAATCAATTAGGGAGCTGACTACATTGGACGTCGATGGTGACGTCCTTGATAGTAGGATTAACAGGTTGCCTAAACCTTTTAAAAATCCTTATGATGTGAGTTTTGAAGGAATGAATGAAATAGAATGTTTTGAAATGATGGATTTGAGGATAAAGGAATTTTACAAAATTGATGTAAACAAATTGTATGATAATTTAGCTCTTAATATGAAAAGTGGTTTTGAGGGAAAAGTAAAATCATTTGTTGATAGGAGTATTAACCCTATTCGATTTACTTTATTGAATAAAATTATGGAAATGAGTGTTGGGGATTTTATTAAGATTTATTTTCGATGGTTTAATAATATTGTTGGTGAGAATGTTTTTGCTCCTAATTATGTTATTAATCAATGGGCATGGTATTTCGATATTGAGACTGAAAAGGAATACGATATGATAACCGATGAAGATATGGACGAAGTTTATAAATCAGTACCAAAGTATTTTCAGGATGATGAGGATAAGGAAATAAGAAGACATTTTTATGATTATTTTAATTGAGGTGTGGAAAGGTGAAAAGAAAATCTATTCCTGAAAGTGTTAGAAAGAGTGTTTTTGAAAGGGATAATTGGATATGCCAATCGTGTGGAGTTAAAGTGCATAATGAGAAATTAATAAAACCTAAAATAAAAAGAATTTATGACAAAGGTAAACCATTTTTCACTAAAGAATATTATGAATGGGTAAACGCATTAAATAAAGAGCGTGAATTGATTAACCCTCATAATTTTAGTAAAGCATGTATAGATCATATAAACCCTCTTAGTTGGTGGGGATGGGAAGGTTTAGACAATTATCAAACTTTATGTTTTGAATGTAATTCAATAAAGGGTGGAAAAAATCTTCCATTAGGCACAAATATTAAAACTTATAGGTTGTCTTTGTAATTAAACATAACACCCATTCGTCCAGTGATTAAAATTTTCTTAGTTACTGGATTTGTTTTTATACCTACTATGCTATTAACACATTGAACTATTAACACATACCAATTTTGAAATGCATTTAAACCTATTATTCTATGCTTATTTTGGATTTTATATGTTGTCCGCTACAATGACATTCCAGTGTTTAAAACACAC